GTCCGAAGCGCCTCGTCCAAAAAATCGCGTATCGTTCAAAACCAGAAACCAACAGAAAATAATGAAGCCTCGCGCTGACGCTAACGGAATTGCGGTATTTTGCTCGCACGATAAGCTCGCCGATCCGGCAGGCTTGGTCGCTAATCCGAGAAATCCGAACACGCATCCCGAATCGCAGATCGAAATACTTTCGCGAATCATCAAAACCCAAGGCTGGCGATCACCGATCGTGGTTTCCAAGCGCTCGGGTTTCATCGTCAAGGGTCACGGTCGACTCGCGGCTGCGTTGAGGCTCGGCACGAAGTTAGTTCCGGTTGATTTCCAAGAATACGAAACCGAGGCAGCAGAGTGGGCGGATCTCATCGCTGATAATCGCATCGCGGAGCTCGCGGAAACGAATCACGACGAGCTGAAAAAGCTTATGGTCGAGCTCAAGTCCCAAGACTTCGATTTAGACCTGACGGGTTTTTCCGGCGCCGATCTAGAATCGTGGCTGAAAAACGATCTGATTTCTGCTGGGCAAGAACGCGGAACGACACCAGACGAAGCGCTGGAAAGTTATGAGCAAAGCTCCGTCCGGCAAATCGTTCTGATTATGGATGTGGCTGAGTTCGAGGAAATTATGGGAAAGCTCGAAATCATCAAGAAAGCCAAGGAACTAGAAAACAACACGCTCGCCGCGATGGTCGCGATTCGAGAATATGCAAACTCTTGTTCTTAAAAAACGAAAGTTGAAGTTAACGGAGTTCGTTCAACGGCGCGCGCAGGAGGAGGATTGTTCAACGCTGTTGAAAGACGAGTTCAGACTCGTCGACGAGGAGTCTGGAAAAGTTGTCTGCCTCTACGTGCAACCAACTGAGGACTCGGCAGCGCTCGACGAAATGTTCGATTGCTGCACGAAGGTGAAGTATCAGGAGACCTATCGGACGAGCGGGCTCAAGACGACCAGCCGCATCTTCGGGTACAATCCGAGGAACGCCATCCGAAAGGACTTCTGCTCCATCACCAGCTTCGCGACTGAGCAGCCTGCACAGCACGCGAAGATTCTCTCGGGCGGCGCCATCGCTGCGAAGCACTACGCGCTGCACAACCCTGAGCTGTACGGCGAGCATCTCCGCACAACAAAAGAGAAGGTAGTTCAAGACTATCATTTAGCGGACGTTCCGTTTACCTCTGGAATCATCAACGACAACAATCCGCTCTGCTATCATTTTGACTCAGGCAACTTCAAAGACGTCTGGTCGTCGATGATCGTGTTGAAGCGGCATATCGGAGGCGGATACCTCGCTATGCCAGAATACGATGTGATGTGCGAGGTCCGCGACAAAAGCATCTTTTACTTCGACGGCCAAGCTATTCTGCACGGAGTAACTCCGATCAAGAAACTGCAGCCAAACGCACGAAGGTTCTCAATCGTGTATTACTCGCTGCGCGCTATGTGGAATTGCGCTCCGCTCAGGGAAGAAATCGCGCGTGCGCGTATGCGACGGGAACAAGTGGAAAACCGCCGCTTGAGCGGCCAAAAAGTGAAGTAATGAAATTCAGTCTTCTTTATTTAGCGGAGCCGAAATTCGGAGGCTGGGTGAGCTTCACCGAGCATTTGTATCGCTGCCTAAAATCGCAGGGTCACACGGTCAACTTGTACACGGTTGGCGCAAGACTAGCTCCAACACTGTTACCGTATTCCGGTAGCGTGATGACACAGCGCATTCCGGCTCAGGCGGTTTCTGAGCTTTCGGGCGCGTTGATCGTTACGGCACTCGACAGCAAAAATTTAGAGGCGGCTAACGTGTTGCGCTCTAGAAAAGCCGCCTACGTCGTGCACGACCCAACGGAACTCGACGATGAACGAACCGCAGTATTCCGAAAGGCGAACCATATTTTCGCAATCAGGAAAACGATGGGAGCGGTTTTGTCTGGGAAGGGTTTAGCTTCGAGTTTCATTCCGCATCCCTATGCGCCGTCCAACCCGACACGAAACCCGAGTCGAAATGCCGTAGCGTTTTCGAGGCTAGACTGGGACAAGCATACCGATCTCATCGCAGAAGCTAATACCATCGTACCAGCGAACCGGCGCTGCTGCATTTACGGAGCAGAAAACACGATCTACACCTTTCACAAAATCAACACGCGGTTCCCGAACTGGAGGAATAACTATTATGGGAAGTTCGAGCGAACAGAGGGAGCTGGTGCAAGACTAGCAGCTTCGGCGAACTGGGTGGTGGATATGTCAGCGATCAAAGACGACGGATGCGGAACTCAGTACACCTTTTTGGAGGCTTGGGATGGTGGTGCTGCGTTGATCGTAAACACCAAGTGGACCAAGGACAACAAAGGAGAATTGCGAGATGGCTTCAACTGCCTAGCGGCTAGAGACGGCGCGCATCTCGCTGCGCTGCTCGAAAGACAGCCGTCAGCTGAAATCATCGAGAACGGACGCAGAACATTAGTTGAGCATCTGCCAGCTTCTGTGTCCGACAAGGTTTGCGCGGCTTTCCTTTAATGGCTGAAGACGTTTCGCAAGCAGCCAGTAAGATCGCGCGGCAGAACATCTCGAATATCGTAGCGAAGCTGCGCGCCGGTAAGACGCTCTCCATCTCCGAGCAAAAGGCGATGGAGAGATGGGAAGCCGAAATCGGCGATGGCGAGTGGGTAAAAGATACCAGTGCTCTCGCTAAAGAACTAGGCCTCAACCGGCGTGCGATCTACGATGCGCGCGCGAAGTATCCGAACGAGGCGCCGAAGCGGGAGCCGGGTGGCAGGCGAGAGAACCTCGCAGCTTGGCAGCGCTTCTGCGCGGAGAAGCTGATCGGCAAGGACGTCGCGACGCAGACCCTCGCCGATCTCAAAGCGCAGCTTATGCAGCGGGAGATCAAGCTGCGGGATATGAAAATCGCGCGCGAGTCAGGCGCGCTCATCGCGTCAGAAGTCGTCGACGAGATGCTCGGCACGCTGGCGCAGAAACTCGACTTGCTGCTGCGGCTGAAGCTGGAAGTAGAGTTGGGCCCGCGCGTCGCAGGCAAGACGGCGGCGGAAGCGAACCTAGAAGGGCGCTCGATCCTCGACGAAATCCGCGACGTCGTGAACGCGAACATCGCGACCTTCCAGAACGAAGCGATCAAGCAGACGATCAGGCAGGACGATGACGAGAGCGGAGCAAACAGGGAGTCGTAACCTTGATTTCTCGCGATGGGTCCGGCGGCGCTTGACCAGCGCGCGCGGGTTCACGGTATTCGACGTCGACTTTATTTTCCGCGACTACGAACGGAAGGTTCTCCAGATCGTCGAGCTGAAGATCAACGGAGCGGACCTGTCCACGATGCAGCGCATCGCGCTCGGCGAGGTCGCGACAATCCTGCGAACAGGCATCGAGAACGGCGCGCCGAGCCTCGGATGGAGATGGTGCGGCTTTCATAGCCTGCGGCTGGAAAACACTTCGCCAGAAAACGGGCGGATTCTCTGGGACGACAAGCCCGTAAGCGAAGCGGAACTGATCGATCGCTTAGAAATGCGAGAAGCTTGATAATCCGCAACTGACGTAGTTGCAGGAAGTTAGGAAAGCAGGAGTTGCAAACGGAAGTTTGGGCTTGTTTTCCCAAGCGTTTGGGTTCATTCTAGGGCACAAACAAATGACCGCCCTGACCACCAAAGCGCCCTACGTCCTCGACGAAGCCACCCGCGTGCGTATTGCCGCGACCTTCAAAAACTATCGCAGCAAGTCCACCGCCGAAATCCTCCGGCTGCACAACGGCATCCAAGGGCGCGTCTGGTGCAAATACACCGCCGCCGAAATGGGCGGGAAGATCTGCCTGATCGGCGATCTGCTCCGCTACCACTTCGGAGAGAAGGCGATCAGCACTTTCTTCGAGAACAAGTAAGAAACCTCAACCTTAGATAACCCAACCACGACAATGTTCTTCGCTATCAAGACCAAGCTGATGCCCGCCACCGATACCAGAGGCACCCTGATCAAAGCCGCCGTCGTTGGCGAAAGCGGTCAATGCGGACGTCCGGCCACGATCTCATACGATTACGCGCTCTCGACGAAGGAGAATCATTCAGCCGCGCTCGCCGCCCTGCGCGTGATTTACGGGATTCCGCTTAGAAGCGAGTTCGTCGGTTCTACCGCCTGCGGACGCGGTGAGATGATCCACTTGTACCGCACTACCGCCGCGTAAGCGGGCATCGAGCCTCGGAAGATTTCCAAAAATAAAGCTTGCTTTTCCGAACCGCTTCGCTTTTTCTTTGCATCGTCAACCGCGACTCAACGAAAACCAAACCGAAAATGAAAACCCAACCCGCAATGAACAACGAGACCATCAAAATCCAGAACGCCCTGACCGTCACCCTCGAGACCTTCTCGCTGGTCGGCGCTCACATCCAGAAGGCGATGTGCCGTCACAACGCGAACCAACTGACCCGCGAGCAGTTCGCCAAGGCGATGCGAATCGAAATGCCGTGGGCGTTCGTGTACGTCGGTGGATGCCACGTTGCGATTCACAATAAACGCGACGGCGTTCGCGACGCGGTGGTCACCTCGCGGAACCCGGATTGGAACTGAGCTGCGAGGTCTCATCGAGCCTCTCACGGGAGGCTCCATTGAGCCCTCAAGCTCAAACAACCCAACCAAAAACCAAAACGACAATGACCTACAGCATCTACAAATTGACCGAGTTTGCCGATAGCGACTCTGTGTTCGCCACCAAGGTCGGTGAGCTGGAACCGGCAGCGGACGAGAAGAACTGCTATTTCGGCTCCCTCAAGTTGTGGAGCCCGACGACCGGGTTCCTCACCGGCCACATCCGCGACGGCGATTGGCTTTTGGTTTCTCACGGATCGCAAACCTTGGCCGAGGATTGAATCAAAGGTCGAAACGCCCTCGGGCGTCCAGCCGTTAAGCGGCTGCTGACGAGACCGTCAGAGTGAAACCCAACCAAAAACCAAACCGACAATGACCACGAACCTGATGCAAGCCTCCGCCCAATGGGCGTCCCGTCCAGCCGACCAGCGCTTCAAGACGCTGGCTGATCTCCGCGCCTCCGTTCATTCGCGCCGGATGGTCTCCCGCTCCGTCGACATCCCGCTCCCGGCGATTCGCGCCGAGCAGCGTGACGGCACGATCATCTTCAACAACGGCATCGCTGCCTGCGAGCCGAGCCATTGGAGCTTCGGCCAGTTCAGCTCGCTGATCGGCGCTCCCTCGCATTATCTGCGAAAGCTCCCAACGGATTTAGCGGTCTCCTGCATTAACGACGGTATCGAGCGCGCTGACCGCGAGGCGGTCAAGTTTATGACCATCGTCGATCAGACCGGCCAGCGTGCCAACACGCTGCAGGCGGTGACCAGTCCAACCTATGGGCGCATCTGGGACGCCGATTGCGTTGATGCCGTGCAGCGAATCGTCGAGCGCACGAACGGTAAGTTTTACAACCCGCTCGCCTACGACCGCCACACCGGAGCGCCGGTCCCTTCCGGTCTCTACGCGAGCGACCGCGATGTGTTTATGTTTATGATCGATGGCGGCTCCCGGCTCGAAGTCGGGCGGCGCGCGAAGCTCAATCGCGGGTTCTTCGTCTGGAACTCGGAGGTCGGCGCTAAGACCTTCGGTCTGATGACCTTCCTTTTCAACGAGGTCTGCGGCAACCACATCGTCTGGGGCGCGTCGCAGATCAACAAGCTGGTGATCCGCCACTCGAAGAACGGTCCCGCGCGATTCGACTCCGACGCGGCGCCGATGCTCCAGCAGTACGCCGAGTCGTCGATCGCAAACGATGAGGCGACCATCACGCGGGCCACCCAAAAGTTGCTGCCGACCGGAGACGAACTGGATTCGTTGCTCGCGCCTTTTCGGTTCACGAAGGCTGAGACGCGCGAGGCGATCTCTGTCGCGATCAAGGAGGAGGGCGAGTGCCGGACGCTCTGGGATTTGGTGCAGGGATTCACGGCTTATGCTCGCGACTTCGACTTCGTCGACGCGCGAATCGATCTGGAGAAGCGCGCCGGTCAGCTGTTGAATCTGGTCGCCTGAGGTTTCATCGAGCCCTCTCTTCGGAGAGGGCTTCATTGAGCCCTTATGCAGAACCAATCCACAACTGAAGCGGCACCGTTAGTCGAGGAGCCAGCGATCAACATCTCTGAAGTCGCACGTTTGCTCGGACGACGAGGAGGGTCTGCGAAGTCGGAAAGAAAGGCGATCGCTGCGCGGAAAAATGGCGCCCTCGGAGGACGCCCGAAGAAAGAGCAGCCTCCTGCGAATGAATGAGGTAGAGGCGCGACTCGGGCGCAGATTCTTTTTCCCGAAGCCAGATCGCGCGCCAATCTACGAGTGGGCGCGGCGGCACATTACCCTGCCGGAATCCTACGCGACCGGCGGACCGTTCAACGCGAGGATCACGCCTTGGCTGATGCCGATCTTCGACGCGCTCCAAGACCCGATGATCAGGCGTGTGCATTTCCGCAAAGCGGTGCAGATCGGCGGCACCTTGATCGCCGATATCTGGATTCCGTGGCTTATCTGCAACGATGCCGGTCCAATCTCTTGGACTATGCAGACCGACGAGATGGTGGAGCGGCATTGCAAGTCGCGGCTCAACCCTCTGCTAGAACGGTGCAAGCCTGTCGCCAAATTGCTGCCAAAGATGGGACCGCAGAGAACGCAGACCGAGATTTACTTCGGCGGCTTTTTCCTGACGGTTAATCCGGCGAACATTTCTACGCAGCAGAGCCAGTCGATCCGTTACAAAGTCAACGACGAGATTTGGCTCCCAAAGTGGCAGGACGTCTACGGTCACGCTCTGGCGCGCGTCTCGAAGTTCGAGGAGGTCGGGCGCAGCAAGGTGTACAACGTCTCGCAGGCGGCGGTGATGGATGCCGAGACAGGGAACGTGGAAGACCTATCCTACCGGAGCGGAGACCAGCGGGAGTGGATGGCGGAATGTCCCTCCTGTCACAAGCTGCACGAAATCTCATTTCTCAAGCGCGACGGGCGCGACGTCGTCGGAGGCGTCGTCTGGGACAAGTCGGCCAAGCGCGAGGATGACACCTTCGACATCCAGCGTGCGGTCGAGACTTGCCGCTTTCGCTGCTCTCATTGCGGGCACGAATCGCCAGACGAGGAGAAGACGCGCGCCGACTGGCGCAGGACCGGGCGCTTCGTCGCGACCAATCCCAGAGCTACGAAAGAACTGGTATCGTTCAGAATCGAGGCGTTGGTCAGCCGACCGATGAAACTGCTCGTCGAGGAATTCTGCGAAGCGCACAATCACGCTATCCGCGTCGGAGACACGACTCCTATGCAGGAGTTTCGCACGAAGCGCGAGGCGAAGCCGTGGCTGATGGAAAGGCGCGTGCTCAACGTATTTGTTCCGAAGGGTGATTACAGCGTCGCCGATTACGACAAGGGTCAGCCGGTGCCAGAGGAGGTGATCCGTTTTATGGCGATCGACCGCCAGCTCGATCACTGGTGGTGCGAGATCGGAGCCTTCTCGACTGAGCCGCGCCCTCGCTACCGTCAGCTTTATTTCGGGCGCGTCGATACGCGCGCCGGTCTCCGCCTCCTGCAGCGGCAGTACAAGGTGGCGGATCAATGCGTGGCGCAGGATCGAGGCTACCGGCCAGCCGACGTAGATCAGGACTCAGCCGAATTCGGCTGGCGGTCGATGCGCGGATACGGGCGCCGGACTTGGGCGCTCAGGGACGACGCCAGCGGACAGGTGATCAACTTCCCGTTCAGCGACCCGCACGTATCGGACTTCCGAGGAGGCGATACCTACTTCTACAATTTCTCTGGCGACTACTTCAAGGACGTCCTGCAGACGGCGCTGGAGAACAAGGGCGACCTGAGGTGGGAATTGCCAGCCGATGTGAATCCGCTCTACCTCGAACATCTGAAAGGCGAGGCGAAGATCGAGATTCGGTCAGGCGTATGGGAGTGGCGGGAGGTCAAGCACAACGCTGCCAACCACGGTCTCGATACGAGCGCGATGTTACTTTGTATGGCGACCATCGCGAACGTCCTCCGCTACGTTCCGCCTAAAGAGGTGGCCCAATAGTCAAAGTCCCTTTTGACGCAGGCGGCTTTTTGAAATGGCCGCGCTGTCGAATCCTTTCTTTGGCATCGATGTTGGCACGCTCAACACGCTGAAGACGAAAACGCTGGAGGCGATCCAAGCCGTCCTGCTGAATCAGAGCTACAGCCTCAACGGGAAATCCGTCAACCGGGCGGATTTGGACAAGCTCAATATGATGCTTGGACAGTTGCAGTCGGCCATTGACGACGCGAACGGGACGACGACCACGACTTCGTTTGTGTCCTTCAACGGCTTTTGACGATGAGCAACCTACCGAGCTTCGACGCTTCTGCAGTTATCGCCAATCGTCCTTGGTACGAACGCGCTCTCGAAGCCGTCGCGCCGAGCTACGCGCTGAAGCGGCTGGAGGCGCGCGTGCAGCGGGAGCTGTTCTCGTACAACGCCAGCGTCACGAATCGCATCTACGCTCCGAGGACGTATGGTCAGCCGAGCGAGTCGGCGCAGACCACCCGGTCTCGCGTCGTTATGATGTGGGAGGCGCGGGAGCTGGTGGAGAACGTACCGCAGGCGCGCGCCATCTCGCGAAAATTCGGCCAGTTCCTTACGCCTACCGAGTACAGCGCCGCGACCGGCGACAAGGACTACAACGGCAAGGTCAACGAATTCTTCCACAACTGGTGCAAGCAGTGCGACATCAGTGGGCGGCACTCCTTTCGGAAGCTCATTCAGCTGGCGTGCGAGGAGCGCCCGGTTGACGGCGACTGCGGCTTCGCGATCCGGCGATTCGAGGAGGGTCTGAAGATTCAGATCATCCCTGCCACCCGCATCGGGAATCCGAATGAGATCGGCGCCGAGTCGAACAACTATTTCCAAGGCGTCATCGTCGATGATTACGGTCGTCCAGTCGCCTATCGCATCTACCGGGTTACGCGCGAGGGCGTCTACTTCGGCGCCGAAGACATTCCGGCAGCGAGCTTCTGCCACTACTTCGATCCGTTTCGCTCGGACCAGATGCGCGGAATCACTGACTTCCATTGCTCTGAGCGCACGATCCGAATGCTGAATGAGATTCTGGAGGCCGAGAAAGCGGGTGTTCGCTTCGCTTCTCAGCAGGCGGCGCTGGTCTTCTCCGACCGAGGCAGCGCCAATCCGCGCAACCTCTTCACGCCCGGTCCGCCGAACCAAGTGCTGCCAACCGGACAGGAGCAGCAGAACGAGTTTTCTCAGGTAGCGACGATCCGGTACTTCGGAACGGCTGACAAGGTGGAGGTGATGCCGTCGCGCCCTTCTAATGCCTTCGCGGGCTTCATCTCGCACCTGATGCACGAAATCGCCATCGGGACCGGTATCCCGCAGGGCGTCTTGTTCGGCACGGAGGACTACACCGGGCCAAGCGTGCGTGCGGAATTCGCTGCAGCCGATCGCGTGTTTCATCGGCACCAAGGCGTGCTGCAGGACAAGGTTCTCGATCCGATCAAAAATGCGGTGCTCCTCGATGCGATTGCCCGACAGGAATTGCCGCCGCCTCCATTGCAGAGTGGCGAGACGATGGTGCAAGCGCTCCATCGTGCCACCCGTGGCGAGTGGAGATTCCCGCCTAAGTTGACCATCGACGTAGGACGCGAGAGCGCCGCCAATATGGCAGAGAACCGGCAAGGCGCGAAGTCCCTGCAAGAGATCGCTGCACAGGAGGGCACAGACGCATTCGCTCGGTTGGATCAGATTGCAGCAGAGGCGGCTTATGTCCGAGACCTCGCGCAGAAGTACGGAATTCCAGAAACGGCCATTCGACTTACCGTCCAGCAGCTACCTTCTACGCCTGCCGCTGCGGCTGCTCTCGGTGGCGAAGTAGCAGATGCGTCGGTCGATGCAGTCAATGCCACAACTGGCAACGGCTCACCGGATGCAAAGCTTCCAGAAACTGGCAATCCTGCCAGTGCTCCGGTCTCAACCGAGGAAACTTTGTCGCAGACAATCGAGATCAACTTCGCCGACGACACGTACGTTCCTACGAAGGAGATGGCGGCGAACGCAAAGCGAGCGCTGGAGGTCCGTCAGTCTAAACCGCCATCACAGCGAGGGATGACTGCGGTCGGCTTGGCGCGCGCTCGCGATCTACAGAACCGGAAGCCGCTCTCGGAGGAGACTGTGCGGCGGATGAAGGCATACTTTGACCGGCACGAAATTGATAAGAAGGGCGAGACTTGGCCTCAGCAGGGCAAAGGCTGGCAAGCTTGGATGGGTTGGGGCGGCGACGCCGGTCAGACTTGGGCCAACGCTATCGTCGAGCGGTTGAACGCTAAGGAGCTTGCGGCACGCACGAAGTACGAGAAACCGGAAGTCTCACCCGAGAGCGGCGCGTCGATGATCGTTTACGCGAAGCAGGAGCAGGCGAAGCCGGGTGCTTGGTTGGAGGCTCTGGTCGAGTACCGCAAAAAGCTACGCGCCGAGGTGGATGTCAGGAACCAACGCATCGCCAAGGCTGCGGAACCGATTCTGACGCCGGTCAACGAAAAGAAGGACTAAGCTCAAATGGACTACCAGACCCAGATCGACAACCTCATCGAGCTTGCCATCGTCCAGCGCGACGAACTGAAGCAACTCGTCGAGCAGTTGCCGCAGCTTCGCGACTACCTTTCCGCCGAGGTCGAGAAGAAGTTTGAGGCGGTAGAGCCTGAGTTGCGTTCCGAGCTGGAGGCGTTCTTCGCGCAGAAGACTGACGAGCGGGTCGAGGATTTGCGCGGCGAGGTCTCCGAGCGGATCGCGGAGGTACTCAAGTCTCTGGAGATGGCAGCGTCGGCTAAGTACGCCGCGCTGATGCAGGAGAAGGACCGCGCCGCCGAGGTGCTGAACCAAGCCGAGGCGAAGATCGCGGAGGTGCAGGCTGCGATTCCCGTCAAGGTCAAGGAACTGGTCACCGATGAACTGTCCCGCTTCCCGCGCGCGAATCAGATCGACCAACTGCGGAAGGAGTTTGCCGAGCCTCGCGGGCTGAATCCTCGCGGCAAGTGGCAGGCAGGCGAGCGGTATCAGAAGCTCGACCTCGTCTCGTACAACGGCGAAAGCTACGTCAGCAACGTAGACGACAACACCGAGAAGCCGTCGCGCTCTTCGGCGGCGTGGACGCTCTCAGCGGCGCGAGGTCAAGGTGGCGGCGGCGGCGGGATCACCTCGCTCAACGATCTGATCGGGTCTCCGACCTCGGACCTAGACATCGTTGGAGCGGAGGGATCGAACTACGTCCGCAAGACGCTAACCGCTGGAGCCAACGTCACGCTGACCGAGACGCCGACCGAGATCACGATCTCGTCAACCGGCGGCGGCGGCGGGACTAGCGCCGAGACGCTGATCGCCAACGTCACCAACGCGGAGTCGGTCGCGATCACCAAGGGCCAAGTCGTCTACGCCTTCGCGGCAACCGGCAATCGCGTGTCGGTAAAGCTGGCCTACAATACGAGCGACGCGACGAGCGCGAAGACGTTCGGCGTCGTTTCCTCGGCGTCGATCTCCGCAGGCGGAACCGGAACGGTGACCTGTGTCGGCGTGATCGATGGACTGAATCTCGGCACGTTTGCAGACGGCGACTCGGTGTACCTCGGCGCGACTCCCGGCACGTTCACCGCGACCAAGCCGTATGCGCCGAATCATCTGGTGTACGTCGGCATCGTCGAGCGTGCCAACGCGGGCAGCGGTGAGTTGTACGTGCGGATTCAGAACGGCTACGAGCTAGACGAAATCCACGACGTTCAGATCACGGCGCCGAAGCTGGCTGGGCAAACGCTGCTTTACGACGCGACGACCGACCTCTGGAAGAACGCGCGGCTGACCGGCACGGCGAACCAGATCACGGTCACCAACGCCGACGCAGCCGTCACGCTCTCGATCCCGAATAACCCAATTTTCAAAGGCACGACTTCGGTAGCGACTACGGGAGGCGTGGCGACTCACGTTCTGGAGTACACGGGCGGCAACTCCCTCTTTACCGGGTACAACGCGACCAACTCCGTTTTCGCTCAGAATGGCGGCGCGTCGATGACGCTGAGTAATAGCGTTACGATTTCCGCTGCTGGCTCCAACCAGCCGATCACGCTGACTCCGAGCGGAGCGGCTACGGCAGGCGGACTCAGTCTCTCGCGCCTCACCTCGACCAATCAGACGCTCGCGCTGCTCAACTACGGTACCGACGAGTTGATGAGCATCGTCGGCACCGGGTACACCGGCGTCGGCTCGCGCAGCAACACCGGGTTCCTTCTGTACAGCAACAACATCGAGCGCGCTCGGTTTCTGGCTGGAGGCAATTTTCTCATCGCCAAGACCATCGACAACACGCTCGGTAGGCTACAGGTCAACGGCGCGATCACGATGGAGGAAACGGCGGGCACCGGCCTGTTCGGCTTCTTCGGAGGAAGCTCGCTGGTGTATGGATCGCTGGCGTCGAACCCGGTCGTCATCCGCACCAACAACACGGCGGCGCTGACTCTCGACACCTCCCAGAACGCGACGTTTGCCAAGGACATCCTGCTCGGTGCGAGCGGACCTTCGGTGCCAAGCACGTTAAGCGGGCGCGCAGCGCGTCAGGGTCTGGTTTTCAATGGCACCGTTGCGACTTCAACGAGCAATGCGGTCGTATTCGGAACCGGCGACTTCACGGTGGCTGCGTGGGTTAATCCAGCCAACCTCAGCGGAACGCAATGCGTGTTCGGTGGCGCAAATAATGCGTTCGTCCTGCGAATGGACTCGGGCGTGTTTGGCGTAGGCAAACAGTCCATCAACGGCCCATTTAGTGTTACCTCGGCGGTAACCGCCGGGAAGATGGTGTTCGTAGTTTACCGAAGGAGTGGCACGACAGGGACCGGATATCTGAACGGAATTGCTGGAACGGCCATTTCGGATACGAACAATTACTCTGTAGCGAGCACGTTCATTGGTTCGTCCGTTGATACAGGAACGGCGGTCTGGAGCGGAACGATTAGCGGTGCCCTAATATTCAATCGGGCTTTATCGGCTACCGAGATCGTAGAACTTTACGAACGCGGCGTGCCTGCGGCGTCGGACATCAACTCGGCCAGCAACACCTCGATCATAACTGGCGACAATTCTACCTTTGCAAGTAACACCGGATGGTGGACGCTTTCGGGTAGCGCGACGATCAGCGGAGGGTCGCTCAACCTTTCGGCTGGTGGCTCTTTTGCGTGGCGCAACGGGCTATTGAGGCCGGGCAGTCGGTATCTGGTAACCGTTAATATTACGGCAAACACCGCGGTTGACGGGCTGGCGATTTACAGCGGCGGTGCAATTGTCGCGGTATTTACCGGGACCGGGACAAAGACGGCTGAGTTCGCGGCAGGAAGCTCGGCGCCGCTCGGGTCGTTCTACCTTTTCCAAGCGGGAGCCGGTGCAATCACGGTTGATAGCGTAACCTTGAACGCGCTTGGCGCAGTCCTCGCGCCCGACGCGGCGCAGACCGGCAGCGGTCTCACTTGGTACGACACCTCGGGCAACGGTGCGAACATCACGCTGCCTGCCAGCGGCGTCGCGTGGAACGTGCCGTTCAACGGGCGGATGCAGTTCGGAGATGGTACTTACCAAGCTCCGTCGATGACGTTTGCGAACGACCCAGACACCGGCTTTTACAAGGTGTCAGCCGCTACGGACATCGTGTACTTCGGAGCGGGCGGTCAGCCGAGCCTGCGGTTTGTTGGTGGCGGAACTTTATACAGCGGGTTAAGCAACGCTTACCTCCAGTTTCCAAGTGGTGGCGCGGTGAGTCTTAACGCAGATGCGCTCACCAACTCAAACATCAGCCTGAGCGCGGCCGGCACGGGTGCGGTGGTACTCAACGGGACCAATATCCTTTTCCGTTCGCTGGCTGGTACGTCGGAATGGGCGAGGTTTAATAACTCGGGCACGCTTTTGGTTGGGACAGGGTTCGACTCCAGCAACGGGCGCCTGCAACTGGCCGACCATACGGCAGCGACTGGCGGCATCGGGATGGGTACTGACTGGTCGTTCTTCCGTCTCAATACTTCGATACTTCGCTTTCAAACCGCGAGTGTGTCGCCGGGACTTTCGCTGCGGCACTCAACTTCTGGGACGGAACTTACGCTGACTGCAAGCACGGCAAGTGGAAACGGTATCGTGAACACCGTTTCGTGTAACAACCTTGTGCTTGGCGTTAACGGAGGCACGGCGTTGACGCTAGACAACGCGCAGGGCGCAACGTTTGCCGCCGGGCTCAGGACCACGGCAGGAGGCTTCCGGTCTACTGGATCGCTAACCCTTGGAGTTGCCTACGCAACGCTTGGCGCTGGCTTCCAAGTCTCCTACGACTCTCCAGACACGCGCATTTTCTACGGCGATGGCACGGGCTACAGCCTGCGCTTTGCGACGCGGGTCTCGTCCACTACGACCGACCGGGTCGTTATCAATGACAACGGAAACGTCACGATCAACGGCAACCTCACGGTCACCGGCACAATCTCTCCGAGCAGCGGTGCCGGATTGACGAACGTCTGGATTCCGGCGTCGCAATGGATTCCGCGCACGACCAACGGCTGCGGCGTGGACTCGACGGAGACGACGACCAACCGCCAGAACTTCGACGAGCTTCTGTTTGACCCGGCGGCTATCGAGTACGCGCAAGCTCTGGTGCGGATGCCGAGCAACTACAACAACGGCACGGTCACGGCGCGCTTTTTCTGGTCCTCGTCTAGCAGTACCGGCTCCGTGGTCTGGGGCTTGCAGGCGCGCGCCTTCGCGGACGACGACGCGCTCGACACCGCCTTCGGCACGGCGCAGACGGTCACCGACACGCTCCTCGCGACGGGCGATATGCACATATCGGCAGCGACCAGCGCGGTCACCAGCGGCGGCACGCCTGCGGCTACGACTCCGCTCCAGTTCCAAATCTACCGCGACGCCACCAACGGCAGCGACACGCTCGGCAGCGACGCCCGCCTGCTCGGCGTCGAAATCTCCTTCACCTCGGCCTGATGAGAGCGCGTCAGCGACATCTGAACAAGAGCTTGCGTGAGACAGCTTGCGCTTTCGATTCGCGATTCCTGAGTGGATTTAGCGACGGAAATGCGGTGGATACGTGGACGGATTTATCGGCTAATGGACGTAACGCGACGCAAGCAACGTCTGCAAATCGCCCAACCTACAAGACGGCAATTCAAGGCGGAAACCCAATTCTTCGATTTGATGGGTCCAATGACCTATTAACTACATCTTCATTCGCAAGCCCATCACAGGTTAGCGCAATAATGGTTGCGAAAGCTAATAGCTGGACATCTGCTACAACGTTTTATCGACCGATAGCAACGCACGGGTACGGAGCCGTCTCAAATGAGACTACTGGAATCGGCCTTTGTTATGTCGTCCGCGATACGGCGATTGACTGGCAGATTGGGGATTTAGCTGCTTGGGGAAGCGGTTACAATACACCAAGCAACCCGCGTGCAGTTGGGCCTACATCCAGCGGAAGTGACTTTCGTATTGTTTCCACGGTATTTTGGACATCATTGGCTCGGATTTATGTCAACGGAACTAGGGTTAGTACTAGAGTTGAAACAACCGGAACAATATCATCTTTTACGAGAGCGTTTTCAGTAGGAGGAAGCTTTTTTTCAGGCGAAGTTTGGACAGGCGACATTGCAGCAATTATTTATTATGGATCAAACATAGGACAGCCTATGCGCGCTCGCCTTGAGCGATCAAACGCGCTAGCCTTCAAAATCGCCTGCTCCTAATTTATGCCTACCTATCTCGTCCTCGACTGCGAGCTCCGCTCCGAGACCGACCCGTCCGTCATCGCTACGCTGGAGCGGAAAGGGTGGGTCGTCACCGTCCCGCCGAGCTACGATCCGGCCACCGAGCAGCCGCCCGTGTGGGAGGCGTGCGCGTGGCTCGTAAAGCCGATCCCGCCGCCGCAACCCTATCGCGTCAGCAAGGACACGATTACTTCACGCGTCGTCGATGCCGGGAAGCTTGCTGACTTGATGGCGCTCATCGCCGGTCTGCCTGCGGAGCAGCAGTTCCTCTGGACCAACTACGCTTGGTTCTGGTCGAACAATGCAACCGTGCTGGCAATGTGCTCCCAGCTTGGCCTCGACCCTGCCGTCATCCTCGCGCCCGATCCGTACCTCACCTAATCTCTCCCTATGCAAACCGCTATCCAACCCGTTGACGTTTTTCCCGGTACTGCCAACACGCTGTACCTTCGCGCTGGTGAGCTTGGCCCGCCTCCCGGCTATTACTACGAGCTTCAGTCCGTGACGATTGTGCCGACCGTTCCGGCTTCCGGCACTGAGGGCGATCCCGACTACGTGCCAGAGGTGCCCGCGCAGGAAGTTACGACGATGCTCAAAAACGGGAACGTCTCGATGACGCAGGCGCAATGGGACGGCTGGTCCGAAACCGTCGACGACACCGAGTACCAACTCGATTGCGCCGCCGCGAATCTCGCTCTGACGCGCGTTTGATTTGACGCGCTGAGGTGATTTATGGACCAAAACCCGACTCCGAAACAGGCACTCGATATCCTCGCGCAAGCTGCGGCTCAGTTCCGTGGTACGCGCTCCGAACACGAACTCCTTGAAAAAGCTCTGCGAACTCTGGTCCCGCTGGTCGAACCTACCGGCGGAAAGGAAAATTGATCTGCTGACCAAGGCGCAGCTCGCGACTCTGGTCGTCGGGCTGCTTCTCGTTGTCGGCATCCTAGCGGGTTGCTGACGATGAGCCTTGTCTCGTTTCTCGCATCAGCCGCTGGAGGTACAATCCTCGGCGGCATCACGCAGCTACTCGGGTCCGGCGTTGCCGAACTGAAGGAGTGGTCTGCGAGTAAGCGCCGCATCGCTGAGATCGCCGCGCTCAAGGAGAAGCAAATTGCCATCGCGGAAGTCGAGGCGTTTGCCAAAGCGGTCGAGGGTACGGCTGGGACAGGCTACACGCCGCCGCCTACCGCTCCGAACTGGATGCACGGTCTGATGACCGTCGCTGCTTTCTGCACGCAGATGGTACGCCCGCTTATGGTGGGCGGCGCGTGCTGGTACATCTGGAGCCGACCGGCGGATCAGCTTGCCGGACTTCAGCCTGAGATTTTAACCGTGTCCTTCGCCTGCGTCTATTTCTGGCTCGGCGTGCGGCACCAACTGACTCGTTCCAAATGACACCGGAGAGCTTCGACAAACTGCAAACCTCGGTCGAGCGGATCGAAAAGGCGATCATCGGCGACGAGGAAATGGGCCATCGAGGTCTTGCCACTCGGGTTGAGTGGATCGAGCGCAAGATCGTGACGCACGAAAAGCACCTCTGGAAGTGGATCGGAGCGGTCGGCGCCTGTGGCGTTTTGGTGCCAATCTTGACGAAACTGTTTATTAAATGATGAAGCCTACTATCACTTTTGCTGTAGCCTCTGGACAGATCGATGCCGAGGCTGGCGTCATCAAGGGCGTCTCGCTTATCAGCGAGGGACCGGCTCTCGGGCACGGCGTTACTATCGACGCGACTACGCTCGAACAAGTCAAGGAAGCGGCGCTGAAGTACGAGGGCGGGTTGAAGGTGAAGATGGATCACCACGGCGGCGCTGGCGACATTATCGGCTTCGTCGACAATCTCCGCATCGATGGGCCGAAGCTCCTCGGCGACCTGCACCTCCTGCAAAACTCGCCGCACCGGGCGTACATTCTGGAGATCGCCGAGAAGATCCCTGATACCTTCGGGCTCTCCATCGCATTTTCGGGCGCCGTCGAAGTCGGCGCTGACAAGAAGATGCTCCAGCGCTGCTCGGAGATCTACTCGGTGGACCTCGTTTCAGACCCTGCGGCAAACGCCGAGGGTTTGTTCGAGCGTCGCCTCAAAGCTTTTCAGACCGCCGAGGGCACCACGCCCGAGGAGGAGAAACCTGAGATCGAAATCACCATTCCTATGAACGATGAAGTGAAGAAGGAAATCGCGGGTATGATCGAATCCGCTATGATGGGTTTGTCGGAGCGCCTCTCCAAGTTGGAGGCCGGTGCGCCGAAGCCCGAAGACAAGCCTGCTGCGATGAGCACGCAGGCGGAAATCGCGCAGCTCGCTGCCACCAAGGCGGCTGAGGCGGCGCTCAAGGAATTCGCCAAAACGATCGGTGCGCCCGCCGCGCCTGTCGTGACGGCTGAAGCCTCCTCCAAGAAGGAGGAGTCGAAGCGCTTCGAGGACTTGCTGCGCGCCAAGCGCGACGAGCTCAAGGGCGACTTCGCTTCCGCGATGGCGTTCTGCATCAAGAATCACTCCAGCGAGTACGCTGCTTACCGCCAGCGGGTCTCGCAGGGCGAAATCGTTAAGTTCTAACTCCAACTCACAATGGCTACCAATTATGTCGGAACGGGCACGTTCCTCGCCAACACGGTTATCACGCACGCCCTCGGCGTCGTGATCTCCAACAATCGCGGCGTCGGTCTCTCGACCTCCACCGCTTGCGACGGCATCGCCGTCGTCGACGCCGCGTCCGGTGATTACGTCACCGTGGCGTTCTTCACCAACAACGGCACGCTGAATGGCACGCTGACCGCCGGTCCCGTCACGGTCGGCGACACGCTGTATCTCGGCAGTAACGGTCTGCTCGCGACGACCGGCACGAACATCGTCGGCAAGTCGCTGACGACGACTTCGAGCGCTGGCGCCGTCATCGAGTTTATCCCGAAGAACATCTAACCCTTAATCTTTACCTACTATGTATTCTAATACTGCCGCGATCTTTCGCGGCGATATCGCTGGTGTACTGGAACAGGCGAAGGACTGGGAGACGAACTTGATCGGCACCCGCGTGCTGCCGATTCTGAACGTCCCGGTTCGCGCTGGTCAGTACCCGTCCTTCCGTCTGCAGCAGGGTCAGCTGCTCAAGACCGAGGTGAAGCCTCGCGCTCCATACTCGTCCTTTGCTCGCGGCACCCGTGCTTTCCAGTACGAAAGCTACCTAGCTCAGGAGTGGGGATATGAGGAAGCCGTTGACGATGTGATCTCGGCGGACATCCAGCGCTTCTTCGACGCTGAGGTGATGGCCGCGAAGCTGGCGCAGCGTAAGCTGCTCCTCGCGCACGAACTGCGCGTGCAGGCTCAGGTGTTCAACACCTCGAACTTCACTGCGACGAATTCGGGCACGGCTTACACGACTGCGAACCTAGCCACCTTCGATGTCGGCGAAGACGTCCAGCTGGCCATCGATCGCCTTCTGGCGAACGGCGAGGCGGTGAACAACCTCCGCGTTGTGATCCCGTATCAGGTGTGGACCCGCATCCGCGCTTCGACGAAGTTCCAGAATCGCCTGCGTGGCGTCGGGATCAGTTCCGACACCATCCTCAACGCCTCGACCGAGGCGGCGGCTCAGGTCTTCGGCGTGCAGGAGGTGCTCATCGGTCGCGCGTCCTACGACGCCGCGCCCGAGGGCGTCGCCTATTCGTCCGCGAACGTGTGGCCGAATACGTACATCTGGGTCGGTTCCGTGACCGAGGGCGGCGCCGGTTATTTCGGCGGTGGCGCTGGGTACACCTTGAACTGGTCTGAGTACGGGCCTGCGGTTGGCGTGTTCACGTACCGCGACGAAAGCATCAAGAGCAACATCGTGCGCGCCGCTCAGTACGTCTCTGAGAAGGTCATCAACACGAACGCTGGTCAGCTGATCACCACTCAGTACGCCTAACGCTTACGGGTAGCACCCGTTCGCTCGACCCGCTCTCCTTCGCTGGGGAGCGGGTTTCTTTTTGACGAGGCGCCGAGCCTTATGCGCGTTTCACTCTGTGTCATCTGCGGGAACGAGGAGCAGTACATCGTTCGGATGCTGAACTCGTTCGAGGGAACCTTCGATCAACTGTCGATCACGCGGGCTGTCGGAAGCCTAAAGCCGGACGACACGATCGGGCTCGCGCAGCTATGGTGCCGCGAACGCGACATCGCCTGCGTCGTCAGCGAATACCGCAACGGCATCGGCGCAGAAGGCTGGGACCACGTGGATGATTTTGCTGCCGCGCGAAATCTCGCGTTCCAGAATGGCGATGGCGAATGGCTCATTTGGTGCGACTGCGATGATAAGTTCGTCGGAGATGCGAAGGCGTTCCGGCACAGGCTGGAGCAGGCGGGTTCCGATCTGGCAATGGTCCGCTGCTACTACGATGTGCAGGGCACCGGCAAGAAGCTCTACCGGGAGCGAGCCATTGCCCGCGACTTCTTCCAGAAGGGTCGGAAGTGGTATCACTCGGTTCACGAAAACTTCCTGTTGATGCCGGGAGATAAGCACGAAGACTGGGAGGAGCCGGTCTGGCTGCACGCTCCTATCGAGGTGAAGAAGGAGAACCGGCGCCGGAACCTCCGCATCCTGTCGCACTCCGTGAAGGAGGCAGCGACCCAATACTTCTACATCCATCAGGAACATTTCTGCTCTCAGAATAGGGAAGCCGCCATCGAGTTTGGGAAGATCGCGCTGGCGTTCCCGAATCTCCAGCCAGCCTTCCGTTACGAGACGCTGCTCAATTTGGCGAAGCTCAGTTCGTCGAGACGCGACGCGAACCTCTGGCTGATGGAGGCGCACGGGATTTACCCTTGGTGCCGTGAGGCGATCGCAGCGATGATCCTGCTGAACTTCGAGTTCAAGGAATACGACAAGGCGAAGTACTGGGCGGACCGGATGGCATCGCTCCGAGAGCCGCTGCCGAAGGACCGACCGTGGACGCACGAAGTCAAGTGGTACGGCTGGGCCGGTTACGACCTCTATGCCCGAGCCTGTCGCGCCAGCGGGAACAAAGCTGCGGCGGATCTGGCGCAATGGCAGTATCACGCGGGCGTGGCTCCGAAGATCAGCCTGCTGCACGCTACGCGGAATCGAAGCTCGAAGGCATTCCAGACGCGAGAGGCTTGGCTCAACTACGCCAGCGACCCGACTCGAATCGAGCACATCTTCGCTATCGACCTCGACGACGCTACCTCGGTGGAGATGGGCAAACAGTTCCTGACCTACCTGAGTCCGAAGCAGAGTTGCGTGTCAGCTTGGAACGGCGCCGCTCGGATGGCGGGAGGCGAGCTTCTGGTGCAGCTCTCCGATGACTGGATGCCGGTTCGCGGCTGGGACCAGATGCTACTCAACGCCTGCGATGGCATCGATCTCAAGAAGGAGCCAGTCGTGATCGCCGTCTCAGACGGGCACCGCAAGGATGACCTCCTCTGTATGGCGATCCTGTCTCGCGCTCGATACGAGCAACAGGGACGGGAGGTCTTCCACGAAGGCTACGAGTCCGTGTTCTCGGACAACGAGTTTTCCTATCGCGCCGGGCGCGACAAGGTGGTCATCGACGCCCGGTCTTGGATCACCTTCGAGCACTGCCATCCTTGTTTCGGCAAAGCGCCGATGGACGCGACCTACCGCCACAACAACCAGCAGGCTCGCTACACCGCTGGAGAAGCCCTGTTTCGCAGCCGCAACCCTGACGCACCTCAATGGAAATCCCAGCTCTCTCAATCCTGATCCCGGCGACGCCTCGCCGCATCGCCTCGCATCTTCTGCCGCTGATCGATGAGTTACAGACCCAGATCGCACAGCTGGAGCAGCCGCAGAAAGTCGAGGTTCTGAGTTTCCTCGACAACCGGATGCGGACCATCGGCGAAAAGCGGGACGCGCTCGTACAGATGTCCCGAGGTCAGTTCGTGGCATTCTGCGATGATGATGACTGGGTAGCGCCAGAATACGTTCGTTTGCTCACGGACACGATCGCGGTCGCAACGCCTAGGACATCGGTCATCACCTTTGACCAGCTGGCTGTGGTCAACGGAGTCGAGGCGATCTGCTCGTTCTCTCTTAGGCACCAAAACGAGGCGTTCAAGCAGCCGTCGTTTAAACGCAGCGCGTGGCACGTATGCGCGTGGCGTGGAGATATGGCGAGGCGCGTCCGGTTCCCGGCATCGAACTACGGCGAGGACTGGGCGTGGGCCAAGCATCTGGTGATGGATGCGACCGGAGAGATGCACATCTCGAAGGTGCTGCATCACTATCGCTACAGCGACGCTGTCTCGGAGGCGCCGCCGCCTACGCGCTGAATTTGCCAAGAGCGACTTTGGTATGGCAGTTCGCGACTTCGACCCGGCTCAACTAGCCACCGACTTCGGAGCGATTCTCGATCAGGCGGGAATCACCTTTGCGATGGGCGGGTCTACCGTGACCGGCGTATGGGCGCTGTCGCGGGACGTCTTTGACGCCTTCGAGGATCAGCGGAGGTCCGAGTCGAAGTACACGATCTTCCTCCTGACCTCGCAGCTGATCTCAGGTCCGTCTCTCACGCAGACGCTGGTGCGATCTGGCGTGACCTACTTCGTCGAGCAGATCCGCTACGACGCCGAGGGCACCGGATGCGAACTCGATGTCTGCAAGGTGATATGAGCGAGTCGTTTCAAATCTCCATAGAGTCGCGCCAGCTTGAGACGAAGCTCTACGAGCTGTCTCAGCGGGTTGGTTTGGAGCTTGGCCCTATCATTCGAGAGGAAACGAAGTACCTCGTCGCAAGCGCAGTCCGCAATACGCCTCCTCCGAGCCGGATGGCTGGCGTGAACACGATTCGCACCGACCTCAACCGGGTCGCGCAGGCAGTGAACTATCAGAGCTACGAGGCGAAGCAAACCGGGAGAGGCTTCTATCCATCTATCGCCAAGTACATTCGGCGGAAGGACGCTGGCAAACTGAGGCAGCTGATGCAGAACCCGAATCTGAAGATTTGGCAAGGGTTCAAGGTGCTCGGAACGCCCGCTGAGATACAAGCCGAGCACCGGGCGCGCCGCGTCGCAGGACGAGTACCTAAGGGAGAGCCTAAGGCTATCGCGTTCCGCGCTGATATGCGGAAGTACTTCCGAGATGTCAGCAATCGGGTCGGATTCGCTCTCAGCGGATGGGCAAATGCTGCCGCTGTCCATAACATCAAGATCAAGAAATTCGCTCAGGGCTCGTATGCCGGGTCGCGCGCTGGCGTCGAATACTCGTTCGCGCGGAACCCGTATTTCGTGGCACGTAACGGAAACATCAAGGACTTCGCGCTGCAGAAGAAGATCGAGACTGCGGTGAAGTTCCGGCTCCGCGTGACGCAACTGAAGATCGAGCGCGCCCAGAAGAAGCTCGCGATAAACCTCGGCTTCACCAGCTTAGCCGCTGGATCCTACTGAGATGAGCAGCAGAACGAACATCCGCAACGCTATCGGAAACGCCATCACCGGCGCCAGCGTCGTCGTGACTGCGAACCTGCTGCGAGGACGGGATCGCACCATCGCCTCGACGAGTTTCCCGGCGTGCGCCGTCTATGCGGTGAACGAGGATATCGATGTGCGGTCGCTCGCTCCGAACAACCGGGTGCAGTACCGGACCCTAGAAGTGGCGGTCGATTACTTCACGGCTGTCACTGGCAGCACGATCCTCGACGACCTCCTCGATACAGGCAGCGCGGCAGTCGAAGCCGCCGTTTTGGCAGATGTCACCCTAGGAGGCGCGTGCCGCGATCTCCATTTGACGAGGGTGAATTATGTGATCGAACCCGACGAGGAACGTCAATGGGGCGTGGCTCGTCACACCTTCCAAGCAATCTATCTAACTCAAGACTAAAATGGCTAACCATCTCGGACGGGAGGGCTCCCTCCAAATCTCTGCAACCACGGTCGGCGAGCTTCGCAACTACGCGCTCGCGCACAGCTTCGACACCGTCGAGGACACCACGCTGGGCGACACGTATCGGACGCGCAAGGCGACGCTCGGAACGTGGAACCTTAACGCTGATCTGTTCTGGGACGAGGTGAACAACGGTCAGATCGCCATCACGGTCGGTCAGACTGTGACCGTCGCGCTCTATCCCGAGGGCACGGCGCTGACCTCCCGGTACTACACCGGCTCTGGCGTGGTCACGAAGTTCGACATCTCCGCCGCTTTTGATGGGATGGTCGAAGGCAGCATCTCGGTCGAGGGCGCCAGCGTCCTGCAATCGCTGACCGTCTGAGGTGACCAATGGACGCAATCGATCGCATCAAGGAACACTTCTCCTCCCTCGGCACTAAGAAGATCGAGGTGCCGGAATGGAAGCTTACGGTATACGCGACGCCGGTCACGCTCTCCGAGAAGAACCGGCTGTACCGCAAGAGTCGGGACAGCGATATGGAGTTGCTCGTAGACATCCTGATTATGAAGGCGTGCGACGAGAGCGGCCAGAAGCTGTTCACGCTGGACCATAAGATCACGCTGCTGAATCGCGCCGACTCGAATGTCCTCGCGCGAGTCGCTAACGCTATCCTTTCCGACGAGGCGCCGAAGGCGGAAGAACTGGGAAACTGATCCACGGCGATGAGGGAGCCGACCTCCTCGCCGTGTATGCGATTGCGGAAATGCTCGGCAAGTTCGCTAGCGAAGTGGTTCAGATGCCGGTCGCGGAAATGCAGGGCTGGATCGCGTATCTGAACCACAAAAACCGTCTAAACAAAAATGGCCGCTGAAGCTACAATCGCAATCAGAGCGCTCGACCTGACGCGCAAGGTCTTCCTGCAAGTTCAGCGGTCGCTCGAAACCCTCAAGGGTCAGGTCAGCAAGGCAGGCGTGGCGATTGGCGCCTTCTTCACGTTCCAGCTGGCGAAGAAGGGCGTCACGGAATTCGCGAACGCCTTGCGCGATGTCGAGAAGGACGCGGAGAAGTTCGGAGCTACAGCGGAGGAGCTGGACCAAGTCACGCGAGCGACGAGCGCCATCGATGCGGTGATGAAACGGCTGAAGATGGGTGTCGTCGGAGTGGTCAATGGCGTGTTGGATTTGACCGACGCGATGCGAGGGATCACGAAACAAGATTCCGCATCCATCGCTGATAAGCTGCGCGTAGAAAAAGACGCTCCGAAGATTAAGGAGATCAGGGAGGAGATCGCTGATATGCGGCGCGAGCTGGAGGCTATTGGCGAGACGCCTTCGCAAAACTTCGCGCGACTCTCAGAGGAGATTAAGCGGGTAAACGCGGCGGCGAAAGACCCGGCGATGTCGACGCAGCTCGACGCGCTGATGAAGGAGAAGGAAACGGTTCGCCTATCCGCCGAGCAGCGGAAAATAGCCATCAAGGTTTACGAGGACTACCAGAAGTCTGTGGAAGCGACGACGGCAGCGACGCAGGACTTCTACGACAAGATGCTTCCGGTCGAGCTTCAGCAAATGAAGATTGCAGGACAGATCGAAGAGCTTGTCGGTCAAATCGAAAGCCTTCAGAGCACGCTTGGAAAGGACTTCGTGCCTTCGCTCGCGACGCCCGACGAGCTTGCGCGAATGGAGCAGCTGACGGAACTCCAGCGGCAGTACATCGAGCTCCTCGGCAAGCGCGAGATTCTGGAGACGACGATGCAGAAGATCGGGCGGCAGTCCGGCGAGATCATCGCGCAGTCGCTGGAAGACGCCGTCTTTGCGGGCAACAAATTGCGCGAGGTGCTGCAGGGTCTCGCGAAGGATCTCCTTCGGATGGCGTTCCGCGAGGCGGTTACGGCGCCTCTGGGCGCTGGGCTCGGCGGCTTCTTCAAGAATCTGTTTCGCGCCGAAGGTGGTCCGGTTGGCGCTGGCAATCCGTACATCGTTGGCGAGCGCGGTCCTGAGCTGTTCGTGCCTCGCAACTCTGGGTCGATCATTAGCAACGACCGTCTAGCCGCGTCCTCGGGAGGCGGCGGTGGCGTGAACATCACCTACAACATCGCGGCTGGCGTATCCCGCGCAGAGCTTGCGCCGATCTTGGAGATGGAGCGCCGCCGGTTGAAGGCTGAGATTCCTGATATGGTCCGGCGCGGAGGCGCCTATCGTTCAGCGTTCGCCTGACGCCTATGGCAATCACCTATCCAGTCACGCCACCTTCGCCGTTCCGCATCTCGCGCCTGTCGCTGTCTGGCTTCTCTGCCACCTCGCGCAACGTCTCTCCGTTCACTTACCAGACGCAGCAGTACAACTGGCCGGGTCAGGCTTGGTCCGGTCAGGTGGAATGCCCGCCAATGGTGCGCGCCGATGCGGAAGCGGTGATCGGGTTTCTCCTCTCTGTTCAAAGAGGCACGTTCTACTTCCAAGATTATGCGAACCCGACGACGCGAGGCACCGTCACGGGTACGCTGACAGTCGCGAGCGGGACTGCGAACACCACGACGCTCGGCATCTCAGGCGCCACAGGCACGTTCGCAGTCGGCGACTGGCTCCAGATTTCTACGTCACTCTACAAAGTCATCGTCGTGAACTCGTCGACCAGCGTCGAGGTCTTCCCGGCTCTCCGCTCAAGTTACGCTGCTGGAACCTCGATCACCTACTCAAACGCTAAGGGAATCTTCCGGCTGTCGGAACCGCTGACGAGCTGGTCAATCGACCTCGCCAAGATTTACGGCGTCGCGTTCGGCATCGTCGAGGACGTCGCGCAATGAGCATAACCACCGCAGGGCGTACCCTCTCAGCGTCGATGGTGACCGAGGTCACGACGGCGCAGCTGTCGCCGATCCTGATGGCGTCGCTCAACTTCTCTACGCCGGTCTACCTCTGGACCGGGTACGGAAACCTCGTTTACAACTCGACGACATACCTCGGACTCGGCACCTTCGGCACGATCTCGCCTGTGCAGGAGACGACCGATCTGGCTGCGCGAGGCATCTCGATGCGCCTCTCTGGCGTTCCGACTGCGAGCATCGCAATCGCTCTGACCGAGACGTATCAAGGGCGTTCGGCGAGCGTGATGTTTGGCGCGCTTTCTCCCACAGCTGGGACACTGATCGCTTCGCCAGTCACCGTCTTTTCTGGGCGTATGGATGTGATGCAGATCACGGACGACGGTCAGAACGCGGAGATCATCCTGACCGCAGAGTCGAAGCTGATGGACTTCCAGAGACCGAGAGAGCTGCGGTACACCGATGAGGAGCAGCGCACGCTGTTCCCGACGAACCCTTCGATCACGCTTCCCGATCTTGGGTTGGAATACGTCAACGATCTGCAGGAAAAGCCGGTGTACTGGGGAAATCCTGCACAGGCGCAAGGCATCGATTGGGAAGGAGGACAGAACAGCGGATCGCAGGAATACCAATGAGCAGGCACCCGCGATGGCCGAAGCTGCTGACGGACTTCATCGAGGAGCGGCGCGAGATGCCGTTCGCTTGGGGACAGAACGACTGCTGCCTGTTTGCTGCCGATTGGGTCCGGCTCTGCACGGGAAACGATCCGGCTTCGGAGCTTCGCGGAAAATACTCCTCGGCTTTGAGCGCGGCACGAATCCTCCAGAAGCACGGAGGCGTGCGAGGGATCATACGTTTCTTCGGAGAGCCGGTCGGGATTGAACGCATCGACAGCAAGTTCGACCAGCGAGGAGACTTGGTCGTCGCCGACACAGGCAACGGCGAGAGTATCGGCATTTCGATTGGGACACACGCTGCATTTGTAGGAGCGCGAGGGCTACTCTTCGCGCCGTTCGACTTCAAGAAAGCCGGGTACTTCTGGCGCGTCTAACAATGGCTGAGACTATCGCGATCTGGTTACTGACGACATTCGGCACCGCTAATGCTGCGGGCGTCGTGGTCGTCTCTATGGCAACGCTGCAGGCGGTCACCGCGATCGTCTCCTTCGTCGCTCTTGTCGGCGCGAATATGGCGGTCAACAAATTGCTCGCGCCGAAGATGCCGAGCTATGACGACCCGTCGCTCGCGAGCCGGACGCAAATGGTTCGCTCGCCTATCGCCGCGCGTCAGATCATTTATGGACAGACGCGCGTCTCAGGAGTCATCGTCTACCTGTCGACCACAGGAACCAAGAACGAGTATCTTCACATAGTAGTAGCGATGGCCGGTCACCAAGTCGAAGAGATCGGAGACGTCTACTTCAACGACGAGCTTGCGCTGACCGGTCCCGGCAGCGGAGCGACCGGAAGGTTCGCGGGCAAAGCCGAGATTTACAAGAAGCTTGGATTGCCAGATCAGGTGGCACAGGCGCAGCTGGTCGCACGAACCGCAGGCTTGGCGAATGGAGAATGGACGGAGCAGCATCGGCTGCGCGGGATCGCATACATCTACGTGCGGCTAACTTGGGACCAACAGGTATTCGCTGGCGGCATCCCGAACATCAGCGCGCTGGTAAAAGGCAAACAGGTCTACGACCCGCGTACTGCGACCGCCGTTTACTCGGCGAACCCTGCTCTGTGTCTCCGAGACTACCTGACCGATTCAGTCTACGGTCTTGGGCTGAGTGCGAGCGAGGTCGATGATACTGCGTTCTCTGTGGCAGCGAACATCTGCGACGAGAACGTGCAGATCCTCCCGGCGTCTCCGGTCACATACGAGAAGCGCTATGAGGCGAATGGCGTCCTGTACACCAGCGCGAGTCCAGACGAGAACATTGGCAAGCTGCTGTCGGCGATGGGCGGATTAGTCGCCTACTCAGGTGGCAAGATCATCCCGTATGCTGCGGGTTACCGCATCCCTACGGTGACGCTTACCGACTCCGACTTTGCCGGACCTCTCAGCGTGCAGACCAAGACCTCGGCGCGTGACCGGGTCAATGCGGTGAAAGGCGTCTTCGTTTCTGAGAAGAGCGAATGGCAACCGACCGACTTCCCGCCTGCAACTTCGGCGACGCTTCTGAGTCAGGACAACGGCGTGCGGTATTGGCGAGACGTCGTCCTCCCGATGACGACTTCAAGCTCCTGCGCGCAGCGATTGGCGCGCATCGAACTGCTAAGAGGGCGGCAGGAGATTACCTTCACGGCGCGCTTCCGCCTCGACGCGATGCAAGTCCGTGCGGGTGACACTGTGATGGTGACGCTGTCGAAGTTTGGATGGACGAACAAGGTCTTCGAGGTCATCGACTGGAACTTCGTCTCGGATGGACAGCCACCTCAGCTGGCGATCGAGATGACGATGCGAGAGACGGCGTCGACCGTCTACGACTGGAATGTCAGCGACGAGATCGTGGTGGACACGACGCCGACGACAACGCTACCCAATCCTTTTTCGCTCGGAGCGCCGACGAACCTCGCGCTAGTCGCTGATGGAACGACGCAGCTAATTCAAGCGGACGGCACCGCGCTACCACGGATCAAGGTTTCGTGGTCAGCTCCCGCCGAGGAATTCATCCAGTCCGGCGGTCAGGTAATCATCGAATACAAACCGGGCAACTCGACGACGTATCTTACTTGGTCAAAGGTCGGAGGAAATCAGACGCTGGATTACATCTCCTCTGATGTACGGATCGGAACGACCTACGACGTTCGCCTCTTCGGGCAATCCTACTTCGGAACTTCCAGCACTTACATCGCTGCGAGCGTTACGGTCTTGAAGGACACGACTCCGCCTGCCGATCCGTCTGGGTTAACAGCCTTCGTCGGGACCGGACAAGCTGTGTCGTTGGATTGGATCGATAACGCCGAGGCAGATTTTCTGTCCTACGGAGTCTATCGGAACACCACGGGAATCACACCCGCAGACATCGCAACGAACAAGATCGCGAACGCTGGTGGTTCGCGGTTCGTCGACACGGAAGTAACGATCGGCACGACTTATTATTACTGGGTCAATGCGGTTGACGCGCTCGCGAACTATTCCGGTTTCTCGAATCGCGTGTCTGCTGTTCCGACCTACATCAGCGGAGGCTCGGTTGATCCAACGGTTCCTGCAACTCCGAGTGCGCCGACGTTTTCGACAGAGACAACTTACATTTCGTCGGACGGCACGGCGTTTGCACGCATCAATATCCTTGCTCCGGTTAAGCCGACCGGAGCGGTAGCGCTCAACATTCTATTCCGAATGGCTGGAGCGAGCGAGTGGATGCTCGTCTCTCAAATCGACACCGGAAGCATCACGGTATCGGTCGAGGGTCTTGCGCCCGGCATCACCTACGAGTTCGCAGCGCAAGGCGTCTCCAGCTTCGGCTATCTCTCTGCGGTTTCATCGGCGCTTTCGCGGATGGCTCCAAAGGATACGTCCGCACCAGCGACGCCGACTGGTCTCGCCGTGGTAGTGGGAACAGGCAAAGCGGTTTCGTTGGACTGGAACGATAGCACCGAGGCGGATCTTTCGGAGTACGGAGTCTACCGCAACACGACCGGAGTCACTCCTCCTAACGCAAACACAAACAAGGTTGCTGAGGTTCGTGCTTCGCGCTTCGTCGACACCGACGTCGTTCTCGGCACCACCTATTATTACTGGGTCAATGCCTACGACTTCCTTGAAAACGTGTCGGGTTTCAGTTCGCGCGTAACCGCAGTCCCGACGTTCATCGCAACCGCAGATACCAACCAGACCGCGCCCGCTACGCCGAATGCGCCGACGTTCGTGAGTGAGTCGGGATATCTCGCCAGCGATGGCACAACTCTCGCTCGGATCAATCTCACGGCTCCTGCTATGCCGACCGGAGGAGTGCTGCTGACAATCCTTTATCGACGGTCAAGCGCGAGTGACTGGCAAGTCGGCAACCAACTTACGAGCGGTTCGGTTGCCGTTTCAATCGACGACCTAACGCCGGGACAAACGTATGAGTTTGCAGCGCGCGCGGTTTCAACTTTTGAGGTTGCCTCCGCAATTTCGCCAACGCTTTCCCGGTCTGCTCCAAACTACACAACTCCGCCCACCGCTCCGACAGTCGCGTACACAACTGGTGAATATGCGGAACCGATATTCCAAGGACAAGTGCCAATGTATGCTATCGGTGTCGCAATAACTGCGCCTACTCAAAGCGATATCGCAAATGTTGAGGCAAAGATTGCTACGACGAACAGTCCTACTGCTCCGGGCATTGCTTGGTTTCCAGCCGGGAATCAAACCCAGTACAGTTTCCCAATGACCAGCGCGCAATCGCGCGTTGTGTATTTCTACGAGGTCAATGGAACGGCAGGCGGGTACGGCTTCGTGCGCGTGCTTACACGCTCTGGCATCGCATCGAGTTGGGCATCGCTAGGACTGGTGACCGGATCGCCATCGCTCATCAAGCGACCCATCGGAACAATCTCGCGGTACAACTCCGACGACGTAACCACGACTGGACTCAAGACCGGAGGCGGCGCATCTACGAGACAGGTGAACGTGCGCTTCGAAACTACCGACGTCTGGACTCTAGCCGGAACAGCGGCGACCGAAGTCATCACGCTCAACATTTCGGCGCGTGGTTTCAACGCGAAGCCGGATGCCGGTTGGATTCAATGCAGCAACGACGTTAACGTCATCGGCACGTACGACTTCGACGCGACAGGCAACTCGTCCTCGGTGGCTTACTTTACGCTCGCGACTTCAGATGGAACAAACGTCCCATCGGGACCGCATCGATTCTCGATCGGCGTGATGGATTATTTTGTTTAACCTATGGCTTTCCAAAAACTATTCACGCTCCCGAGCGGAGTCTCTGGAAATTACACGCGCCTGATTACGCATCGGTGGGACAGGCAAGCCAGAGAGGCTGGCGCGCTGTTCGCGCTGTACGTCGACGCGACTGCGGCTGAGAATGGCAAGACGCCACTCACTCCGTGGATCGCCAAGCTCACGCTGACCGGCGACAAGTTTGATCAGTACGTCGGAAACCCGGCGCTCGAGTCGACGGACATTCTCGCACAGCTCTACGTCGCTGCAAAAGCCGAGCCGGTTTCCTGTGATTTCGGCAGCAATGCCTTCGCGGATGCGGTAGATGTTTAGTTGTTTATCGAAACTTTTTGTTTCTGCAAGTCGTTGGTTTGCAGGAGGTTAGGAGAGGTCAGAAAAATAAGCTTGTTAATTGCTCGACGAGGGCCAAGCTGATCGATGTAACCTATGACCTCCACGATCAAAACCCGAACCGTCCGCTTCACCTACGGCACCGTTAAGGATGCCGCCCTCGAAATCCCGGATGAGGCGACCAACCTCGTCACCGTCGCCAACCTGATCCGCCAGTCGTTCCTGCGCCATATGTTCAGCCGTCCGGCGCTGATGAGCGACGCGGTGCTGGTCTGCTCTATCGGGCGCTCGAACTTCGAAACGGGCGCGCTGCTCGGCTGGAAAGAGCGGCTCGACCAGAAGACCTTCGAGCTCCTTGAAGACGAGGTGAAGTCTGATATCGCGATGGCTCTGGCGGTCGTCCGCTTCCGCAACCCGTCCATCAGCAAGCGCGACGCCTTCCTCGCCGCCTCCAAGAATGAAGCGCTCGACGACGATACGCGGTACTTCCTCCGCGACTTGGCTGATGCGAACGTGGCCGTCGCGGCTTGAGGATTAATCGAGCCCTCTACGGAGGGCTCCATTTAGTCCTTAGACAAAACCCAAAAACAAAGACCACAATGAAAAAGACCACGATCCAGATTCCCGCCGAGTGCTCCTCGGACTTCCTCAACAGTCTGCGGAACGCGCTGGTGCGAGAGTACAACAAGCACAGGAATTCCGTCAGTAGCTGCGCGCGCGCTCGGCGTCTCTCCAACGATATCACGATGGCCGTGGTCAGGATCGACCAAGCTCTGCGGGCTCGCGAGGTCGAGGTCGCCGAGGCGCTTTCCGGTTTGCGCGGTCGGGAGGTGGCGTCGTGAGTCAGCAACCGATTTCCGCCCGCGATGCGTTCGCCGAGATGAGCGCGCGGCACGCCGAGCAGAACCCGTGGACCGCTGCCGACGAGGCGAGATGGGCTGCGAAGCGTGCTGCCGAGCACGCGGCTCACGCTGCCTTTCAAGCTGCGTTGGCTGACGAGCCGTGCGAGGAAGACGAAGACGACGACGAGCAGGAGGACGAGTCGTGATCCGCGCCGCTCTTTGTCTCGCGCTCGGAGCCAGCCTCCACGCCGCGCCACCGGAGTCGTTCTGGCGCGCGGTTCACCTCGTCGAGACCGGCGGCAAGCGCGGTCCGATCATCGGTGATAACGGGCGCGCTCTCGGTCCGCTCCAGATTCATCGCTCGTACTGGCAGGACGCCCGCGTCTCTGGCCGCTACGAAGATTGCGCCGACCTCTCTTATTCCATAAAGGTCGCCTCTGCCTACCTCCGTCGCTACGCGCCGCAGGCTTGGGCAGCAGGCGACACCACTACTCTCGCTCGCATCCACAACGGCGGACCGAGCGGACACAGGAAACCACAAACCATCCAGTACGCAGCAAAAGTGCAGAGGAACATCAAATGACAACCGATCAGTTCGACATCATCATCAGCAAGCTTCGCGAGATTCGTGAAGCGCTCTCCAAACCCAATGCCTCCACGCCACCGCTCGATCGCAGCGATGCCTCGCCCGCTTCCGCATCTGGCGCTGCGTTCGCCGCGCGTCCTCCGATTCCGCAGCCGACCTTTGTGGTCGACGATCCTGACTCCGTCGTGGTTCACTTCGGAAAAAACAACGGGATGCCGCTCGGTCAGCTCGGCGAGCGAAGCATCGAGTGGTACGCCTCGGTGAAGGAACCGAAGCTCGACCGCACCGGGAAGCCGTTCGCGCCGCGTCCTGCCGACGTCGCGCTGGAGAACGCTGCGCGCCAAATCATTCACCGCCGCCGTAACACGCTCGACGCCTCGCTGAAACCGGGCGCGCCTGCCGTGAGCATCGAAGATTTCGACTCAGGAGATTCCTTCTGAGCAGAAAAAACCCTGCCACCGACCAAGGTGGCAGGGAACCCAATAGACAACGATCAACGAACATCAAAATGGAAGACGTCAAAAACACCAGCACAGAAATCGCGAAGGTGAAAGCGCCCATCGGCTTCGGCTCGACCGGCGTGCAGCTCGCCTCGCTCGAGGAAGCGTTCCGCTTCAGCAACGCCGTCGTCGCTAGCGGATTCGCGCCAAAGGGAATGGAGCGACCGGAGTCGGTCTTGGTCGCCATCCAGCTCGGAGCCGAGATCGGGTTGAGCCCGATGGCAGCGCTCCAGAACACGGCGATCATCAATGGGCGACCGGCGATCTACGGAGATGCGGCTCTCGCTCTCGTTCGCTCCAGCGGACTCCTCGTCTCATACAAGGAGGAGGAGATTGGCGAACCCGGCGCGGACACGCAGGGCTATCGGGTCACCGCCGTCCGCAAGGGCGATCAGTCTGCAGTCGAGACGTTCACCGTCGCCGACGCGAAGCGCGCGAAGCTCTGGGGCAAGGCGGGTCCGTGGACGGATTACCCGAAGCGTATGCTGCGGTTCCGCGCCAGAGGCTACGTCCTCCGCGATCTATTCGGAGATATTTTGAAGGGTCTCCGCACCGTCGAGGAAGCGAGGGACATTCCCGTGGAACCGATCAACGTCACTCCTCTCGCCGAGAAGGTCGCGACCGGACTCAGCGCTAATCTCTGACCTATGAGCACCATCAAGGAAGCGATCATCAACAGCGCTACGGAACAGTTCCGTAGTCTTTTCGAGAGCAACTTCGAAAACATCCGAAAGGCGGCAACCGAGACGTTCATCGACGACGACGCGCAGCACGAACTGCGAGCGAAGGTCTCTGTGGTCGTCGAGTTCGACGCCGTAGCCGAGGTCTCGCGCGTGAGCGTGAAGCTCGGTTGGTCGGCTCGGTATCGTGACGAGAGCGAAGCCGAGGTCGATCCGAACCAAACGAAACTGCCGCTCGCAGGAGGTGCCGAATGAACGGCGCGATCATCCCTCTGGATGCGATCAAGGCGTACATAGCCAGCGAGCAGGAGCGGCTCGGCGCTATCCACGCCAGCGAGGTCGAGAAGCTAACGCTTCAGATACGCAGCGGTGATGTCCGCGCTTGGGCCTATGGTGTTAAAGGAGACGACCGATACGCCTACAGGTTTGGCGAGGGCCAAACATTCGAGGAAGCGATCGCCGACCTCTTGAACAAGATGGAGGCGAGTCCCGGTCACATCGCTCAACTCCGTGAACAGGCTCGTCAGATTCTGAGACGGGCGCGCGAACTGGAGGAGGGCTCTAAATGATCCTCGAAACCAGCGAGCAGTACCACGCGAACGCAGCGATCTCGCACAGTAAGCTGGAAGTCTTCCGGCGGCGTCCGCGTCTGTTTCAGATGCGGTACGTCACCAAGGAGCTTCCGGCTCCTGAGCCGACCGCAGCCTTTCGTCTCGGCAGCGCGACGCATAGCGCAGTACTTGAGCCAGAGAAGTTCGTTACGCTCTACGCGCAGCGACCGGAAGGCATCGACCGCCGGACGAAAGAGGGCAAGGCAGCGTGGGAATCATTCATCGCGCAGCACGCCGGGAAGGAGTTCCTCGACGCTGAGGAGTGGGCACAGGTAAGTGCGATGATGAACGCCGTGAGGGCCAACCCTCTCGCCTCTCAACTCCTTTCGGACGGATCTCCAGAGCTTGTCTGGCGATCCTATGGAGCGACGATTGCACTGCAATGCAGGACCGATTGGTTTAACCCTAAGGGTGTCGAACTTTCCGAGGGTCGTCCTTACGTCGCCGATCTGAAAACGATCGAGACTCTAGACTCGGACGCCTACCGTTCATTCGAAAAGTCCTGCTTCTCGTATGGGTATCACAGGCAAGTAGGGTTCTATCTGCCGCTGCTGACCGAGGTGTTGGCGAAGCCGGTATTCGACTTCTTCTTCATCGTCGTTGAAAAACAACCTCCCTACGGCGTGGCAGTCTTCCGCCTCGACGATCAAGCGATCTCTGTCGGTCAGGACGAGACCATCGACGATCTCCGCAGGCTCAAGGCGTGCGTCGAGAAGAACGAGTGGCCGAACGTGCCGAACGAGATCACGCATCTCAGCCTCCCAAAATGGTACGCTCAAAAATGATGACCACGGTCTTCGCCGTTCTTCTGTTGCTGGTCTCGATCGTGGCCTACGCGCTGCTCACGGCGCAGGACGGAGGCGACGATGAATGAGATCGAGATGCTGGCGGCGGCACTCCTGTCCACCACGCTGGGCATCCTGCTCGGTTACTGGCGCGGACTGAAGGACGGAGAGCAACTTGGGCGCGATCAGGAATGGATGGATTCATTCTTCCGGCGCGTCGAAGAAGACAAACGCAGGAGGGACAAATATGGACGATACAAAACCAAAACGCAGACGACTGAATAAAGAGGAGCTTCTCAAACGCGACGCCGACCTCGAAAGGATGATCCAAGAAATGAATGACCCGAAGATAACCGCGCACGCGCTAGGTCTCTCGATCTCGCACGTGCATACGCACTACAAGCTCAGCGGTATGCGCCGCGCTTACATCACCGATGAAGAGCGGCTCCGCATCATCGCGGCTCGGAAGGGAGTGAAGCTGTGAGTACTAACGCTACGTGCTGGGAAGACGCATACCGGGTGCAGACCGATCGCATTGCAGAGTTGCGACGCGAGAACGCCGCGCTGCGGGCCGAGATCGTCTCGCTGCGCGAACTGACCAGCACTTTGGGCGCGCCCAACCACATCAACGTGCCGGTCGAGCAATGGCGTGCGCTGCGGGCGGATAAGGAGCGGTTGGACTGGCTGGCGCGGAACCGGAGTGTCTCATCCTCGGAGCGTCCTCTTGGTGTGACGCCCGAATCGCTCCGCGCAGCTACCGACGCCGCCCGAAAGGAGGCGCAGCCGTGAGCTCAAGTTGCACCACTCACCATTACGCCTGTCCCTGCCGCGAGGAAAAGTTCGCGGCGCTGGAGAAGGACAACCTCCGTCTGCGACTGGAGCAGGCTAAGTTCAGAACGGCGCTCGCCAAGATCGCTGACCAGCCGAAAGGGTTGGACTACGAACGGTTCGCCAAGCACACCGCAGCGCGCGCTCTCGGGAGGAAAAAACATTGAGCCAGAAACCAAACCCGAAGACGCCAGCGATCCGCGAGATGCTGATGCGGATGGCGCAGACCAAGCAGATCAAAGCAGAACTGGAATGCCAATGGAGACACATCACGGATCAGGCGAAGATGATGGGACTCGTCAGGGTGTATCTGACGCGCGAGGAGCGCTTGCTGATCGGAGAGCGCCGCAAGATGCGGCGGGAGGAGGTGCCGTGATCAAGTACCAGCTTCTCGTCTACGGCGATCCAAAGGCGCAGCCGCGTCCGAGGGCGTTCGCTCGCAAGATGGGCAACAAGTACGTCGCGCGAGTCTATGACGCAGACACGGCAGACGCTTGGAAGCAGAGCGTCGTGGCGAAGTGCAGGGAGCTTTCTTCGGCGCCAGATCATCACTACCCGCGCTCGTTGGTGAAGGTGGAGATCGCCTTCTACTTCCCGCGCCCGAAGTCGCATCTGCTGTCGGACGGCAAGCTGAAGCTGAAAGCGCCCTCCGCGCATACGCAGAAGCCGGACCTCGACAATCTGGCGAAAGCCGTCCTCGACGCGATCACGGACTCGCAGCGCTTCTGGGTCGATGACTCTCAGATCGTCTCCCTCAGGCTGACGAAGCAATGGACGACCGGCAGACCCGGCTGCGCCATCGAAATCCAGATGCTATGAACTGGGTCAACCTCAACATCGCGACCCTCCGCTCGCCTGAGTTCATCGGCTCTGAGCCGGTGGCTCGGGCTACGTGGCTCTCGCTGCTCGCGTACTGCTGCTCTCAGGAGAACGATGGGCGTATCCGCGCGTGCGCCGAATGGAAGGACAGGCAATGGCAGCAAATCTGTGGCGTCACCTACGACGAGGTGCATTCCGCGCAGCCGCTGCTGGTTTGGGACGGTCAAGACCTCGTCGTCTGGGCCTATCCCTCGGATAAGCAGGCAGAAATAAAGTCGCGCCGGGAGGCTGGCAGGCGAGGAGGACTAAGCCGCTCCGAAGCAAAACTCGAAGCTGTGCGGGCCAACGGAGCAAAGGTGGGCCAAAGCAAAGGCAAAGCACAGCCTAAGCTGAGGCAAAGCTCAGACCTAACGGAAGGAGAAAGAGAAGGAGAAGGAGAAAGGAAAGAGAAAGAGAAGACAGAGGGCGCGGAGGTTTCCGCTCCAGCAGTCTCCGATTCCGAATGGCTGGCTGCTCTCGCTGCCAATCCAGCTTATAAGACCCTCAACGTACCAGCGGAATTCGCCAAGATGACCAGCTGGTGCTCCGTGAACAATCGCCAGCCGACGCGCCGTCGCTTCGTCAACTGGCTCAACCGATGCGACAAGCCGATGCAGGCGCAGGGCGTGCAAGCTGAGTTTGGAAGCGTGCGCTCGAAAGACTGGTAACGATGCCGACTCTCAACTTACTGGAAGCCGAGCGGGTCTTCGACTCGACCGGGATCAAGATCAACCCAGAGCCAGCGACCCGCACGGCTCTCGAACGCAAGCTCGTCGAGACTTGGGACGGCGACGAGAAGTGGCAACGAGGCGTCTGCAAGGTCTGCGCGACTCCGATGGATCAGA